GCTGCTCGTCCGGGGTCACGTCGCGGTCCTCGTCCTGCACGCGCTGCAGGAGCGACGACCACTGCTCCGTGATGGCGCGCTTCTCGTCGGCAATCGTGGCTGGCGTGGGCATCGGTCTCACTCCTCTCGTCGGGTCAGCGGGCATCCAGGGTCGCGGCCCAGAGGGCCAGGCGCTGCCGGGCACGGGCCGCGCCACGTGCGGGCACTGCCGTCTTCGGGAGGTCGGGCTCCGGCGCGGGCGGCGCGTCCGGGGCATCGTGGATGGCGACGAACGTGAGCAGCTCCTCCGCGATGGCGCGCAGACGCCGCCGCGTCTCGAGCGAGAGCGTGCGGCCCGCCTTGCCCATCCAGTCCTTGACGGCGAGCAGCTCCGTCTCCGGGTTGCAGCCGATCAGGCACGGGCCGACCTCGAGCAGGTGGACCGCGGTGATGTCGCGGATCAGCCGGCCGTCCTCGGGCACGAGCGTCGCGGCCTTCGTCTCGAACGCGAACGAGAACTCGGCGTCGTTCGCCTGCAGCAGGTCGTACGTGTCGGCGGCCTTGGGCTTGCTGAGGTCGAGCTGGGCGTGTACCAGCAGCCCGTGCTCGTCCTCCTGCGCCTCGAGCACCTTGCCGATGCGATACGCCGGGTCGTCGTGGCGATGCCCCCAGATCAGCGGCGGCAGGCGCTTCTTGCGCTTCCAGGCGAGCAGCGAATCGCTGAACGCGCCCGGCCGCAGGCGATCCGATGCGCGGTCGACGACGTCGAAGACGGCCATGCGTGCGACGAACTCGCCCGGCTCGCCGAGCAGCTCGAGCCCGGCCTCCCACCGCTTGCGCTCGATCAAGCCCACGCCGGGATCGCGGTCAGCCATCGCGCATCGTCTCCTCTTCCGCGGCGGGGACCGCGTTCAGCGCGGCCTGGCCCTCGGCGAGGTCCAGGCGCGTCACGGGCTGGTCGTACGCGGGGTCATCGATCCGCGGCAGGTTCTGGCGCGCGCGCGCCTCGTTGCGGCTCATCCACGGCGCGCCCACTGCGGTGTTGAACGCGAGCGCCTGCTCCTCGAACGAGCCCTGCAGCTTCGCGGCGATCTGGAACTCGAGGTAGATGTCGGCGCTGTCGCCGAAGTCGGGGACGAGCTGCAGCTCGAGCTCGCCCGTGATCATCTCGAGCCACGGGGCGAGCGTGTCCTGATAGAGCGCCTTGTGCTGCTCGCGCAGCGACCCGTACCCCTGCGCCTCCGTGATGCCGACCATCGCCGGGGGCACGTGGTAGGCGGCGGCCACCTCCTCGCGCGTCAGCTTGCGCGACTCGATCAGCTGGCTGTCGCGCGCCGTGGCCGTCACCGGCGTGAACTCCATGCCGTCCTCGAGCACGGCGGTGCGCCCGGCGTTCTGCGTGCTGTGGAACTGCTGCCACTCCTCGCGGAACTGCGCCCGCTGCTCCGCGGTCCACCGCGGCGCGTCCTTGGGGCGGCCGATCCAGCCCGAGAGCTTCGCGCCGTTCTGCCAGAACCACGCGCGGTACGCGATGGCCGCCTGCTCCTCGTCGAGCAGGCGCCGCAGCGTCTCGAGCGGCGACAGCCCCACCAGCGGCGAGTCGGGCGAGTAGAGGCGGAAGTGGATCAGGTCGCGCGGCGCGACGTCGCCCTGCGCGCCGTCGGGCCAGGTCCACACGTAGCCCTCAGGCAGGCCCGGTGACGCCGCGCTGCCCAGCACCTCGACGGCCGTCGGCGGCACGCGCAGGAGCTCCTCGACGCTGCCGGCCCGCGCGCCCAGCTTCAGCCAGTAGGCGTTGCCGAAGATCGCGAGGTCTTGCACGAGGTCGCGGATCAGCCGGTAGCGCGTCGTGCGCCCGTTGGGCTGGCGCAGGAGCTGGGTGAGGGGATGCGTGGGCTGCAGGCGCACGCGGTCGGTGTCGTCGAGGCGGCGGTAGGCGTGGAGACCGAGCTGCGCGATGTTCTCGGCGAGGAAGTCGATCACCGTGCGCACGGCGGGCTGCGTGCGGTAGAGCTGCGCGTAGGCGCCGCTGCGGGCGCCGCCGCACCACGCCGAGGCGTCGGTCCCCCAGACGGTGGCCGGCACCGTGACCGCGTCCACGCGCACGCCGAAGAACCACGAGGAGAGCGTCGAGCGCAGGGACGCGAGCGTGGCCATCCCTTGGGGCCATACCAACGCTCGCCCCCCACGCCAAGGGGGTAGGGGCCTCGATGCCCGCCGATGCCCTCAGATGTCCGCTAATGTCCGCGTGGCGGGCGCACGCGGTGCATAGGCCCTGTGGCCTATGGCAACGCTACCGCGGCGCCTCCTGCTCGCGGCGCTCGCGCTCCTGCCGTTCGCGCTCCTCGCGCTCGCGGCGCTCGCGCTCCGCATCAGGCTCCGGCTGCGGCGTGGGGGACGGCGTGGGCGTGGGGCGCGGTTCGCTCATGGCTGGGGCCTCCGTGGTGGTGTGGGGGTGGGCGTCGGTCAGTCCTGGCGGGCGGCCACGTAGCGGACGCGGACGCCCGTCCGCGGGGCGAGCGCGCGCCGCTCGAGCACGCCCTTCTCGACCCAGCGCCGGATCGTGCGCGGATCGACCTGCTCGCGCGCCGCGAGGTCGCGCGGCTTCACCCAGCCGCGCGCCTCAGACGGTGAAGAGCCCATGGTCGGCATACGCCGTGGCGGCCTCGACGGCGGGCGCCTGCCGGATCAGCCGGTCCAGCGCCATCGCCAGCGCCACCATCCCGTCGATCTTGTCGGCCGCCATCTCCTTCGCGGGCCGCACATGCCCCTCCGTGCCGTGCTTCACCGTCATGTTGCCGGCCATCCAGGCGAGGATCGGGTCGCCCCCGTGCGCGAACTGCTCGGCCTTCGTCAGCGCGAGCAGCTTCAAGAGCGCCTCGTTCAGCTTGAATCCTTGCGGCTGCTCGATCATCACGAGGCCGGCGTTCTGGAGATGCTGCGAGAGCTGCAGCGCGTTGCGCGGGTCGAACGCCACCTCGCGCACCGCGTACCGCGCGCAGTCCTCGCGCACCGCGGCCTCGACGGTGTCCATGTCGGTCGTCGTGCCGGAGGTCACCGTCAGGTGCCCCTGGCGCGCCCAGAGCCCGTAGGGCCGGTGGGGCCGCTCCGTCACCGTGGTCTCCGGCAGCCAGTAGCGCGTGCGCAGCGCCACCCGGCCATCCGCGAGCGGGAACACGATCACGAACGCGCTGAAGTCGTCCTGCGCGCCCAGGTCAAGCCCGCCATACGCCGGCACGCCCACCAGCTCGGCATCCGAGACGGTCGCGCCGCACGCCGTCCACGCCTCGATCGGCAGCCACCGCGAGACCTGCTCCGTCCACTGGCAGAGATGCAGCCGCCGGAACGTGTTCTCGTACGCGGGCGAGACCTGCGCCCGCCGGCACTCGGCCGCGAGATAGTCCCGCTTGATCGTCTTGCCGAGCGAGGGATTGGCCTGCGCCCAGACCTCCGGGTCGGTCCAGTCCGCCGTCGGCGGCGCCGCATAGAGCACCGGCAGCAGCGTGGGATCGCGGACGACGCCGTCGCGCACCTTCACCGCGAGGTCATGCTGCTCCCAGCAGACGCTCGTGCGGTCATACCCGGCCGTGGTGATCGCGATGGAGAGCGGCTGGCGCCGCGCGCCCGTCGAGGTCCAGAGCACGTCGAACAGCTCGCGGTTGGGTTGCGCGTGCAGCTCGTCGAACAGGATGCCGTGCGCGTTCAGCCCGTGCTTCGTCGGCGCATCCGCGGAGAGCACGCGGTAGCGCGATTCCGTCGACCGCACCACGAGCTCGCGCCGGTACACGGCCACCTCGCCCTTCAGGTCCGGGTTCGCCTCGACCATGCTCCGCGCCAGCTCGAAGCTGATCGCCGCCTGCTCCCGGTCCGCCGCCGCGCTGTTATGGCTGAATAGCCCTTCGGCAAACACGGTATGCGTCGACGTCCCGACTGCGAGAACGCGCTGGACGCCGAGCGATTCGATGGCCGCCACGCGCGCCCAGCCGGTCTGCCGGAGCGGGCGCGGGGCGCGGCCCTCATACCAACCCGGCGCTCCGGACAGTAGTCGAAGGGGACGGATGGAGCCGAGGAAGCGAAAGCAGCTGTAGAGGCCGCGAATCTCGAACGTTTCGACGCCCGAGGCGTGCTTTCGGATCGCGGAGATATCGTAATTCTGCGTCATCAGGAGCTCTCGCGTGCGCGACAGAACCAGGCCCGGTTTCTGGGCGAAGGCGAGCCGGTAGCCGGCGCGCCCCACCGGCGAGCGTGACCGGTGGAATGCGCCTTCCCCGTCGAAGACGCCTGCGAGATACCCGCCCTCCGGCGAGCGGTCATCGACCCACGGCGGACCCAGGTCCCGGACCATGCTCCCGACCTTGAGGTCCATCGTGCGACGCCACGCTTTCGCCTGACTCTGGGGGGCCCGATAGGCGAGCCACCGATGCAGCGCCGAGGCAATCAGCGTGCGGCCATCGTCGAAGCGCAGGCGGAAACTCGGCTCATACACCGGGTCCAGCGATGTGATGGTGGCCGCTCTCAGGCGCCGGAACCCGCCCGGCCGCTCCGGGTATTCATCGAACGCCACGATGCCGTCGCCGACATGGAGATCGCCCAGCGGCACCCAGCGGAGATCACGCGTGAGCACACGGGTCGAGGCATCGAGGCAATAGATCTCCGCGCCCGGCTCGCCATCGGCCAGGAGCAGGTACAGGCCGAGGCCCGCCATCCAGGTCGTCTTGCCGTTCTTGCGCGGAATCTCGATGTACGCCCGCCGGTACTGCCGCCGCCCGTCCGGGCCCCGCGTGCCGAAGAGCGCCTGCACGACCGCGCGCTGCCACGGCAGCAGCGTGAACGGCTGCCCCGCCCACTCCCCCTTCGTGTGGACGAGCATGTCGCGGAAGAAGCCGAGGGCGTGCGCCGCGCCGCGCGCCGCCCCGGGCCGCTTACGCGCTCTTTTGAGCGCCAAGGTACTTCCGGGCGCGCGCCGACACCGGGGCGCCCGGCAGCCGCTCGACCTTCGTCGGCGCGCCCGTCTTCCGGCGCCGCGTCTCCCGGTCGAGCGCCTCCAGCGTTTTCTGGAAGCCGTAGCGCGACTCGCGCTCGAGCGCCAGACATGGGTGCGCGAAGAACCGGGACCGCTTGCCCCCGTGGACCGTCAGCCCCTCCGCGTCCAGCCGCGCCTGCGCCTCCTCGGCCCGTCGCCGGAACACGAGCGCCGCCGCGATCAGCTCCAACACCTCCGGCGCCGTGCCGTACCTAGCGCGCAGGCTGGCCTCCAGCGGCGCGCGGACGTCGTCGGTCATGTCGTGCCCTTCCCCGGCCCCTCAGAATCGCTCCTGGAGCCGATTTCGGCGCCCGCAGTCCGTTGGCATGCGAATGGC